CCAGCGCACGGAGATCGCCGCCCTCGAGGCCCGGGGCGAGACGTTCGGCGTGGAGATCGCCGGAAAGAAACGGGAGGCCCTGGCGGCCGAGCTCACGCTGCGGCAGCGGCTGCTGGATCTCATGCCCCGGATCACGGCGGAGCAGCAGGCCGCCTGGAACTCCGAGGCCGAGGCGATGGACCGCGTCCGCGCGCAGATCCTCGAGCAGGAAAACGTGATCCGCCGCTACGGCGACCTGTGGTCGGGGGCGCGCCAGGGCATCAAGAGCTACTTCGACGACGCCGCCGCCGGCGCGGACCAGATGAAGAAGGCCGTGGAGAACGCCTTCAAGGGGATGGAGGACGCCCTCTTCGAGTTCGTGCGCAACGGCAAGCTGAGCTTTTCTAGCCTGGTGGACTCGATCCTGAACGACCTGCTGCGCCTGGCGATCCGGCAGAGCATCATGGCTCCCCTGTCGGCCGGTTTGGGCGGCCTCATGGGCGGCCTGCTGCCCACCTTTAACTACCACACGGGCGGCGTCGTCGGCGCCGAGGGCGGCGCGCGCTTCGTCGTGGGCGTAAACCCCGCGGCCCTGCCCCGTTACCACTCGGGCGTGGGCCCCGGCGAGCAGGTGGCCGTGCTGCAGAAGGGCGAGGGCGTCTTCACCGCCGGGCAGATGAAGGCCCTTGGCCAGGCGATCGGGGGCGGCGGCGTCACGGTGAACATCATCGACCGCACGGGGGCCGAGATCACGACGCAGAGCCGCGAGACGCAGCAGGGCCAGGAGATCGACGTGATGATCGACCAGGCCGTGGCCAAGAAGCTGGGGCAGTTCGGCAGCAGCTCGAACCGGGCCCTGAAGCAGACCTACGGGGCCCGCGAGCGCCTCGTGAGCCGGTAGAAGGGGGAAGAGCATGGCAGACTGGCCCTCGACGATCCCGCAGGAGCTCTCGGTGGCAGGCTACGGGGAGGCCGCCCCGGACACGACCATCCGCTCGTCCATGGACGCGGGGCCGGCCAAGGTGCGCCGGCGCGCCACCTGCGCCGTGCGGCCCGTCTCCGGCAAGATGGTGATGACGGCCGCCGAGCTGGACACCTTCCGCGAGTTTTACGACGACGACATCCTCGGCGGCTCCCTGCGCTTCAACTGGGTGGACCCCCTGGACGGGACGACGGCCGTCGAGATGCGCTTCACGGCGCCCCCGAGCTGGAGCGCCTTCGGCCAGGACGGCTGGGAGGTGAGCATGCAGCTGGAGATCCTGCCATGACGGTGAGCGCGGATTTCAGGCAGGCGGCCTACGCGGCCGAGACGGGGCGGGTGGTGATCGCCCTGCTCACCCTGACGCACGACGACCTCGAGGCGCCCATCCGGATCAGCTCCGACCCGACGGCGCGCATCGAGTCCCTCACGACGGCCTCCGAGGTCGTCTACGGGACGGTGAGCCGGGGCGAGACCTTCGTCTTTTTGCCCCTGACGATCAAGCTGCCCTCCGACACCGACGAGGGCCCCGGCGAGATGACGGTGAGCTTCGACAACATCCACCGGGCCTACACGCAGGCGATCCGCAACCTCTTCACGCCTGTGGCCGTCAACGTGGAGATCGTCCTGGACAACGCCCCGGACACGGTGGAGGCCCAGTGGCCCGAGTTCCTGCTGACCAACATCCGCTACGACGCGGCCACGATCAGCGGCACCCTGAAGCTCGAGACCCTCGAGCGCGAACCCTTCCCGGCGGGCAGCTTCACCCCGTCGCAGTTCCCGGGGCTGTTCTGATGGCCTGGAGCGACGACTACACGGGCATCCCTTTCCGGGCCGACGGCCGCGGCCGCGACGGCCTGGACTGCTGGGGCCTGGTGGTGATGGTCTACCGCGAGCGCTTCGGGATCGGGCTGCCCGAGTTCCCTGGGGCCTACCCGGACGAGTCTCCGGAGTCCCTCCGGAACGCGGCTGGCGTGGCCAGGGCCGAGCGGGAGCGGTGGCGGCGGGTGGAGGTCCCGGTCGAGGGCGATGTGGCCCTGCTGAGGCTCCAGGGGCTTCCCTGCCACGTCGGGATCGTGGTGTCGAAAACCGCAATGCTGCACGTCATGGCCGGCATCGAGTCCTGCGTCGAGAAATTCACCGGCCCGCAGTGGAAAGACCGCATCGAGGGGTTCTACCGCTATGCCCGATAGACCGATCGTCCTGTCGCCGGCCCCCTTCAAGGCGCCCCGGGTCGTCACCGTGCCCGAGGGCATGAGCGTCTACCAGATCGTGATGCGGGCAGGCTGCGGGGCCCCCGGCGTCCTGGTCGAGATCGACGGCGAGCCCGTCGAGCGGGCCCGCTGGCACGAGGCCCCGCCCGCGGGCGCCCACGTCCTGATCAGCGTGCCCCTGCACGGCGGGGGCGGCAAGGACCCCCTGAGAACCCTGCTGACGATCGCCGTGGTGGTGGCCTCGGTGGCCACGGGGCAGCTCTACGGGCTCTCCATCGCATCGGCCATGGGGATTACCTCGGCGGCCGGCGTGGCCACCGTCACGGCCCTGACCTCGGCCGCCGTCATGACGGCCGGCTCCATGCTGGTCAACGCCATCGCCCCGATCCGCGCCCCCGAGCTCTCCGGCGGGGCCCAGAGCTACGCCGACAGCCCGACCTACAGCCTCTCGGGGGCCCGCAACGCGGCCAACCCCTTCGGCGCCGTGCCCGTCGTGCTGGGGACGCACCGCGTCTACCCGCCCTACGGCACCCAGCCCTACACCGAGCTGATCGGCAACGACGAATACCTCCGCATGCTCTTCGTCTGGGGCTACGGTCCCCTGGTGATCGAGGACATCAAGATCGGAGACACGCCGATCGAGCAGTACGCCGACCTCGCCATCGAGACCCTCGCGGGCAATGCGGACGACCCGGACATCTCGCTGGTGCCCTCCAGCGTGACCCAGGTCGGCATCGGCGTAACGCTGACCTACGCCGGCGGTGCCGTCGTCCGCAGCGCCCCGGAGGGCTCCGACGAGCTCAACATCGACATCGTCTTCCCCCGGGGGCTGTGCTACTTCGCCTCCGACGGGAGCCGCAGCAACTACACCGTCAACGTCCGGGTCCAGTACCGCGAGATCGGGGCCGGTTCCTGGACGGATATCTCGTCGAGCATCGACGTCCCCGCCCAGACGGTGACCCTGGGCGCGGTGTTTGGATTGGCCACAAAAACCTATGGGATTTATCTTAGCAGCAACGGTTATGCCTTTGCGTCCCTGGGCACGGCAGCGATCGAGGGGTGTTATCTCATCGGCTATGCCACGGGATCGCTGGTCGCCGGCGTCGCGCACTATGACCTCGCCCCCGCCGGCGTGACGGGCTGCAACATCACATCCTCGAGCGGGGCCGTCGTCTCCGTCAGCTCCGGGAGCATCTCGACGGGGAGCACCTTCAACGTCACCGACGCCACGACATCGGCCCTGCGCGTGGGCATGAGCTGGCTCGTCGACCGCACGAAGACCTACGAGGTGGCGCTGACCCGCCTGACGGCCGACACGGACGACAGCCGCACGCTGGACGACGTGGTCTGGACGGCCCTGCGCGGCGTGCGCAACGACTCGCCCGTCGATTTTCCCGATCCCCTGGCCATGACGGCCGTCCGCATCAAGGCGACGGATCAGCTCCAGGGCGTCATCGACTCCCTCAATGCGATCGTCACCACCGTGGCCGCCGTCTGGTCCGGATCCCCCGCGTCCTGGGACGGCGATCCGCAGCCCACGCAGAACCCGGCCGCCCTGTTCCGTTACGTCCTCATGCACCCGGCCAACGCCCGGCCCCGCACGGCCGCCCAGATCGACGACGCGACGCTGGGCGAGTGGTACGAGTTCTGCGAGACCGAGGGCTTCAAGTTCAACATGGTGCGGGACTTCAAAAGCTCGATCTGGGACGTCCTGGCCGACATCGCCGCGGCCGGCCGCGCGGCCCCGACGCTGACCGATGGCAAGTGGGGCGTCGTCGTGGACACCGACGACCGGGCCGTGGTGCAGCACATCACGCCCCGCAACTCCTGGGGCTTCTCGTCGGAGAAGGTACTCTACGACAGGCCCCACGCCTTCCGCGCGCGCTTCGTCAACGAGGACAACGGCTACCAGCAGGACGAGCGCATCATATACGACGACGACTACAGCGCCGCCAACGCCACGCGGTTCGAGGGCATCGAGTTCCCCGGGGTGACGGACCCCGAGCTGGTCTGGCGCTTCGGCCGCTTCCACATCGCCCAGGCCCGGCTGCGGCCCGAGATCTACAGCCTCTACCAGGACTTCGAGCACCTCGTCGTGCGCCGCGGCTCGAAGGTGCGCGTCTCCCACGACGTCCCCCTCTGGGGATCCGGCTGGGGCCGCGTGAAGGAGCTGGTCACCACGGGCAGCCCGGCCGACACGATCACGGGCGTGATCCTGGACGAGAAGGTCGTGATGGAGGCGGGCAAGCTCTACGCCTGCCGGTTCCGCCTGGCCGACGCCGACAACACGAGCCTGGTGCTCTCCGTCGACACCGAGGCGGGCGAGACCGCCACGCTCACCCTGTCGGCCTCGGTGCCCCTGGCCACCGGCCCCGCCGTGGGCGACCTGGCCATGTTCGGCGAGGCGGCCCGCGAGACGGCCGAGCTGCTCGTCAAGTCCATCGAGCGGGCGGGCGACTACACGGCCCGGCTCACCCTCGTCGACGCCTCTCCGGCGATCTACGACGCGGACACGGGAGAGATCCCGGACTTCGACTCCATGATCACCGTCCCCTCCGACATTGCGCGCATTGCCCCCGCCGCTCCGTCCATTTCCGGCATCCAGTCCGGCGCGGCGGCCCTGGAGTACATCGGCGGCGCCGTGCGGGCCCGGATGCTGGCCACCGTCTCCCCGGGCGTCAGCGCCGTCCGCGTGAACCGCTACCGGCTGCGCTGGCGCGTGGCGGGCACGGCCCTGTGGTCGCTCGCCGAGACGCCGGTCTCGAGCCCCACCGTGGCCGTCACGGACGTCGTGGAGGGGACCTCCTACGAGCTGCAGGCCCAGGCCGTGAGCATCTACGACGTCGACTCGGCCTGGTCCGAGACCGTGAGCCACGTCGTCGTCGGGCAATCCGAGCCGCCGGCGGACGTGACGGGATTCTCCTGCAACATCGTGGGCACCACGGCCTTCCTCTCCTGGAGCCCCGTGGCCGACATCGACCTGTCGCACTACCGGATCCGCTGGAGCGCCAACGCCGGAACGTCCTCGCCCGGGCCCACCTGGACCGAGGCCGTGGACCTGGTCGCGCGGGTCGGCCGTCCCGCCACGTCGATCGCCGTGCCGGCCATGGCGGGCACCTACATGATCAAGGCCGTCGATTACGCAGGCAACGAGAGCGAGAACGCGGCCCTCGTCATCACGAGCCTGTCACAGATTTACGGCCTGAATTTCATCGAGTCCCTCGTCGAGCCCGCAAGCCCGCCCTGGCTGGGCACGGCCAACGGGGCCGACTACGACGAGACCCTGGGAGGGATCGCGCTGGTCCCGGGAGAAGGCGACGACCTGGCCACGGACCTCACCTCGAACTCCTACTGGACGGCAGGCATGGGGACCTGGGATGGGACGGCGTGGGATTCGGCAGTGTTCAATCCCGGGGATCCCGAGGAGTATTCGTTCATCACGCTTACGCCTGAAGCCTGGGCGAGCGGCTATCTGCCCTCCGCCATGAGGCTGACCTTCTCTCTGTCCTCAATCGGCATCATCATCGGGGGGAGCCTCTCGGGGTTTGTCGGCTTGACCGTGTCATCCGGCGAGATCATTGATTTCACGTCCTACGGGGAGATCACGTTCCTCCAGCTCGGGCCCACTACCGACACTCCCTTCAGTCTCACGAAAATCGAATTTCTGGACCCCTCCACGGTTCTTTCGCAAACGGGCTACTTCACGCTGACCGAGGTCGTCGACCTCGGGGGCCCCGTCCAGTCGCGGATCTCGGCGAGCCTGACCGTCTCCGGGGCGGACCTGCTCGAGGACCTCTACGAGCTGCCTGACCTCTACACCGCCGGAAACCTATACGGCGCCCAGGAGGGCGGCTATTCGGCCTCCCTCGAGATCCGCAGCACCAACGACGACCCAGACGGCTCGCCGCCGGCGGACTGGACGGACTGGCAGACGCTTGTCATCGGCTACTACGGGGCCCGGGCCTACCAGTTCCGCCTGCGCCTCGACGGGACCCCGCCGGGGGTGACGCCCGTCGTGACGGCCATGACCGTGCAGGTCGACATGGAGGACCGCGTCGCGGGATTCTCGGCCAACGTGCCCGTCGAAGGGGCCGCGGTCACCTTCAGCCCGGCCTTCTACGTCACGCCCCAGATCGGGATCACCGTCCTGGACGGCGAGGAGGGCGACGCCTACACGATCACGGGCCTCGACGAGACGGGCTTCGACATCGCCTTTACCAACGGCGGCAGCCCCGTGGAGCGCAACATCTCCGGGATCGCCAAGGGATATGGATTCGTGGAAACATAAGGAGAGATCAGCATGAGCCAGGTTACAGACTACACCATTCCGGCAAGCCCGCTCACCATGTCGTCCCTCGCGACGACCCTCGAGGCCGCCTTCGCGGCCCTGGGCAGCTTCAACCGCGGTTCCGCGGCCCCGAGCAACCCCTTCGAGGGGATGCTGTGGTGGGATTCGGCGGCCAACCCGGAGATCTTGAAGCGCTACACCGTCACCGGGGGCTGGGCGACGATACTGTCGGTCAACATCACCACGGGGGCCCTCTCGATCAATCCGGCCGGCGTCGACGATTCCTCGGCCAACGCGGCCGCCATGCAGGTAACGGCCGACCCCTACCCGGGAGGGTCGGAGTCCCTGGCCACCTCGCTCTCCGGAGAGCTGCAGCGGCTGCGCTACCTGATCCAGCAAATTACGGGCATGGCGCAGTGGTATCACGACCCCGTGGGCGAGTTCTTTGTCCCGGCCGGGGAGATGATCGCCCACCTGACCGGCGGGCCTGCCTCCGGGACGTCGGAGACGGCGGTCAACAAGCTGGTGCAGGACTACTTCGCCTTCGACGCGACCACGAAGGAGTCCGTCGGCTTCAACCGGGTCATGCCCGACGACTGGAATCTCGGGACCGTCAAGGCGAAATTCTACTGGCTGCCGGGCAGCAGCTGGGGAAATCCCGGCAACACCGTCGAGTGGGAGATCTCCGCCGTGGCCCGGAGCAACGACGACGCGATCGACGCCGAACCGGGGACGGCCCAGGTCATATCCGATGCCGTCCTCGCCGGCGAGTCGGCCGACATCCACATCACAGGCGCGACCCCGGCCCTCACGATCGGAGGGACGCCGGCGAAGGGGGATCTCGTCTACTTCAAAGTGTCGCGAAACCCGGACGGCACGGACGATTTCGCCTACGACGCGATCCTGCTGGGCGTCCGGATCCAGTACACCAAGGGCGCCACGGCCGGAGCGGCCTGGTAAGGGCCCGCCCGGGGGTGTAGTGGCAATGTAGTGGCAGAGGGGTCATAAAAAAGGGTCTCAGATTCCTCTGAAACCCTTGTGGTTACTGGCGGGCGATCTGGGGCTCGAACCCAGGACCTTTGGTTCCGGAGACAGGTGGGTGATTCAGGAATCAGTTCGTGATTCCGAGGCTCTCCGCGTTTTCTTCTGTAGTGGCAATTTTTTTAGACCTTTGTTTTTCCTCGCCTTTTTTGTAGTGGCGGCCGGGAGCTGCACTGCCGCCGCATCCTGGTCGATCAGGTCCCGCATCTTCTCGAGGTGCTCCGTGTTGACGTGGGTGTACCATTCCGTGGTCCCCACCTGGCCGTGGCCGAGGAAGCCCTGGATGACGCGGAGGTTCACCTGCTTTCCCAGGCCGTAGGTGGCGATCGAGTGCCGGAACAGGTGCGGGTTGACATGCTTCGTCACCTTCGCGATCGAGCAGGCCCTCCCGATGGCCTTCCTCACATCGACCAGCGGCTTCGTGCGGTCCGTGCGGCTCGTGAAGATGTATCCGGCCTTCTTCGGGCGGAGTTGCTTCAGGCTCTCGGCGAGGATCCGGCTTGACGGGCAGCTTGCGATCGGCGCGGATCTTAATTTCGCACCGCTAGCATTTTTGCTAGATGGGCAGGCTTGATTTTCCATACCGATTCCATGAGATATTTGAATCGATCAGAAAAATTCTGGTCTATAGTTATATTTTTTCTTGACATAATAGAAAATATAGTTTAAGTAATGCGCCATGCAGCCGATAAAACAAACAGACAGCACAATCAAGGACGAACTCAAGGCCCGAAAAATCACGGGCCGTGATATTGCGCGCGAGCTCGGGGTGTCAGAGGCCGCGGTTTCGTTCGTCATCCGCGGCATTTCGTCTTCTGACCGGATCCAGAAGGCAATTGCGGCGAAACTTGGACGATCCCCGGATGAGCTGTACCCGGAATACTACAGTCGGCACAATAACAAATTAACTAAAACATAATACAGGGAGAGGTCAAGGGGAAATCCATGATGGAGG